AACTCTCCTGTTATTTACGGCGAGGACTGGTGTTATCTCCTGCAAAAGTCCGAGCGCACCAGCACCGGGAAAGCAGACGTGAGAACTAAGAAAATTTTCCTGCATCACGGTTATGGCGGTGGAGGCGAATCAGGAAGAGGTATTCCTCAGCATCAGGCGACACGATCTCAGTGGCAGGCTGATGTGTTCATCAGCGGGCACATTCATCGAAGGAATACAGATCACAACGTCGTGACATCAGTTACCGGAAAAGGCAGAATCGAAACGAGCGATCAATGGTTCGTGCGATGCGGATCATATAAGCAAGAGCTCGACTGCTCATGGCACATCTCTCGAGGTGCAGCAGCTCGGCCTCTTGGTGGCTGGTGGATCACGACGGAAATGAACAGGTCGAAAGCTATCACGACTTACTCGATCTTTCCGGAGCAACCATGAGATCACATAAGCCCCCACGACATGAGGTCAGGTTTCACGATGCACCGGGATGCCGAGCTCCGAGGCTTTCGCCTTCTCGTCGTGGCTATGGTCATCAGTGGCAGCAGCTCCGGAAGCTCGCCTTCGCACGCTCACCGCTCTGCGTCAGATGCGCAGCTCCTGCGACTGACGTCGATCATATTCTTGCGAAAAGTCACGGAGGAAGTGACGCTTTAGAGAACCTGCAAACGCTTTGCCACAAGTGCCACGCGCTTAAAACGTGGCATGAAGACCGCGTCGGAGGTGGTTTCATCAAGCTTTCAGCGAGGCCTCAAAAATGACCATTTTTGGAGCGAAAAAGGGGAGGGGGGTCTTTTTTGTTCTAGGAGGGGTCAAAGTACCTCGCGTGGTATGCGTTTACAGATTTTCACCGATTTTCAGCACTTTTTTGATGTTTTAGGAGAGACGATGGCTCGAGGCCCGAAAAAAACACCGACAGCGATTCTAAAAATGCGAGGCGCATGGCGTGCGAAGGTGCGGACGCAAGAACCGCAACCGAACGTGACGCAGCTTGACTCACCGGAGTTTCTCGGAGAGCGTGAGAAAAATATTTTCGACCAGATGTCGGAGGCATTGTTCCGAGTCGGTGTTCTTACCGAGGTCGATGGGTCAGCACTTTCTCGATATGCTGTTTGCCTGGTCAGATGGATCGACGCAGAGACCGCTCTCGCTGGAGGAGCTCCGACACATATCGAGATTATGGGAGAGGATGAGAAGCCGAAGGGATATAAAGAGACGCCCGCATACATGATCTCATGCAAAATGCACGAGCAGCTCCTGCGCCTCGAGGCCCAGTTCGGTTTGACACCTGCATCGAGACCGAGTCTCCAGTCTGCGAACAGCGGGAAGGATGGCGTCATCGATATCATGAGGGCGATCGAGTGACCGTGAAGCAACCACGAAAAAAGAAACCTGTCGCAAAGGATCATCGCATCGTGCGATTTTTCGGGGAGCACTTACGTCACACAAAAGGCGAGTGGTCGGGCTCGGAGTTCGTCCTGGCTGAATGGCAGCGACAGTTTTTAAATGAGTTATTTGGAACAGTAAGAAAAGATAATCTTAGGCAGTACCGCACCGCTTACCTCGAAGTTCCTCGGAAGAATGGAAAAAGCACACTCGCAGCAGGGATCGCTCTTTTCCTTCTTTGCCTCGATCGTGAAGAAGGTGCTGAGATCTACTCGGCAGCAAGCGACAAAGATCAAGCCTCCATCGTATTCGACCAGGCGTGTCAGATGATCGAAGAGAACCCGAGTCTCGGGTCGCAGCTTCGCATCTACAGAAACAAAACTATCGAGCATAAAAACTCGAACTCTTTTTACAGATCGCTTTCCTCGGACGCATTTACGAAACACGGGCTGAATGCTCATGGTGTTATCTTCGACGAGGTTCATGCTCAGCCGAATCGAGAGCTCTGGGATGTGTTGACAACCTCAACGGGTGCCCGCAGGCAACCGCTCACGCTCGCACTCACGACCGCTGGGCACGATCGCCAGAGTCTATGCTGGGAGCTTCGCCAGTATGCCGAGGGCGTCAACGATAAGCTGATACATGACCCGACTTTTTACTCTCGGATTTACACATCAACAGGCGACTGGAAATCTGAGTCGACATGGAAAGAGGCGAACCCGAATTATGGCGTCACAGTTAAAAAAGATTACTTCGAAAAAGCAGTCGCCGAGGCATCAGCGAACCCATCTAGAGAGAATGCTTTCAGGCGTCTGCACTTGAACCAGTGGACATCGCAGGAGACGAGATGGATCTCGCTCGAAAGGTGGGATGCCTGCTCCCGCGATTTCCCTGATCTTTCCGGAAGGATGTGTTTTGGAGGGCTCGATCTTTCATCGACCCTCGACCTAACAGCATTCGTGCTTCTCTTCCCTCCGGTCGAACCGAACGAACCCTACTGGATCTTACCGACTTTCTTCGCACCAGCGGACGCAGCGAGAGAGAGGGAGAGGAATAATAAACATCGGCTCGACGACTGGGAGCGACAAGGGCTCATCATCACGACGCCGGGAAGATCGCTCGATTACAGAGCAGTGACAGCGGTGATCGAATCGATGGCGCAGAAATACAACATTCAAGAAATAGCAGTCGACCGCTGGAACATTAATCAGATCAGTAAAGATCTCGAGACGCTCGGAAAAAATAACGGCAGGCCCGACTGGCTCGTTGGTTTCGGTCAAGGTTTTGCTGCGATGACCGCACCGAGTAAAGAGCTCGAGGTGCTAGTGCTCAGCGAGAAAATCGCACACGACGGGAACCCAGTCTTGAGATGGATGTTTTCAAACGTGCAGGTCGAGAGAGATAATGCAGGAAATATAAAAATGCACAAGGGGCGAGCAGTCGAGAAGATCGATGGAATTGTAGCAACAATTATGGCGCTCGGCCGAGCGCAGGTAAGCAGTCTGAGTGCCACTAACATTTACGACACCCAGGGGATAACACTATTATGATTAACGCAATTAAAAGTTTCTTTACTCGAGCACTTTCCCTCAGTGGTGGTAACCTTCGAGATCCACGATTAAACGAGCTTTTTGGTGGGGCTTCCACGGACTCAGGCGTCAGCATCACTCCCGAAACTGCGTTGACTTACAGTGCAGTTTATCAGGCTGTTCGATGTATCTCGGAGGCGGTTTCGAGTCTACCGCTGAACCTTTATGAACGACAACCGGGAGGAGGAAAAAGCAAAGCGTCGGCTCATCCTCTTTACAGCATCCTCCACGATTCACCTAATCCTGAGATGAGTTCGCTCCAGTGGCGCGAATGCTCAATGGCGCATCTCTTGCTCTGGGGAAATTCTTACACCGAGATCGTGCGAGACCTCGAGGGGAACTGCGTCGAGCTTTGGCCGATCGACCCCTCGATCGTTACCGCAAAGCGCACTGAGTCGGGCGAACTTTACTACGATCTGAATCGAGGGAAGTCATTCATCACCGCAGCGAATATGCTTCACATCAGCGGGCTTTCATTCGATGGCATCTCAGGCATGAGCCCGATTTCAATGGCTCGGCAGTCGCTCGGGCTTTCACTCGCAATCGAGCAGTTCGGTGCAGGTTATTTCGGGAGAGGCGCTCGCCCTGGTGGTGTCCTGACATTTCCCGGACAGCTTTCCCCAGAGGCTCGACAAAACTTGCGAAGGTCATTCGAGGAGCTGCACGCAGGAGGGGCGAACTCTCATCGAGTCGCTCTGCTCGAAGCTGGCCTGAAATGGGAGGCCATCGGAGTGCCTCCCGATGATTCACAGTTCCTTCAGTCCAGGGAATTCCAAGTGGTCGAAGTCGCTCGCTGGTTTAACATCCCACCGCATAAACTGCGTGATCTTAATAAACCGAGCTACAACTCGCTCGAGATGATGAACATCGAATTTCTCACGGACACTCTTCGCCCGTGGCTCGTCAGATGGGAGCAGTCATTAAATCGGAAGATCATCCGACCGAAAGATCGAGGAAACTATTTCTGCGAGCATAATGTCGAAGGAGTTCTCCGAGGCGACATCGCCTCGAGATATCAAGCTTACTCAGTCGCTCGGAACTGGGGCTGGCTCAGCGTGAACGAAATCAGAGAGAAAGAAAACATGAACGGCGTCGGGCCCGAGGGCGATGTCTATATGCAACCCTTAAATATGCAGGCGCTTGGCACAGCTCCGACCGCAGCTCCTGCGACTGCCCCCAGTCTGGTGGCAGCGCCAGCACCCGAACCAGATCCGACCACCCCGACCCGATCCGATGAGTCGATTCTTCTGCGTCTCCTCGACGATGCAGGCGAAAGACTCCAGAGCATTGAGTGCAACGCAGTAAAACGCTTTGCTAATAAGCCGGGAGAATTTCTCGCAAAGATCGATCATTTCGTCGGTGAGCATCGAAGTCGAGTCGTCAGTGCTTACTTCCCAGTTCTTGAGGCGTTCGGCCTCGAGGCCGATATCGAGAAGCACGTCCAGCGTCATCTCGATCAGTTCCGATCTGTCTGGCTTGATTTTTCAGGATCAGTGACCGCATCGAAACTCGCTGAAGCAGTTTCCGAAAAAATCACCACCATGAAGGGAGTTAATCATGATAACTAATAACATCGAAAGACGATTTAGCGCCGAGCTCCGAGTCGACACCGCTGCTCAAAAGATCGTCGGCTATGCTGCGAAATACGATTTATCCTCGGAGGATCTCGGAGGCTTTCGAGAGTTCGTTCGCCCAGGAGCTTTCCAGCGATCGCTTGACTCTGCTCCTGATGTGAGAGCACTCATCGATCATAATCCTAGTCTAATTCTTGGACGCACAGTCTCAGGTACGCTCAGACTCGAGAGTGATGCGATCGGGCTCAAAGTCACGATCGACCCTCCCGATACGCAATATGCTGCCGACCTCATGGCAGTAATGGCGAGAGGTGATGTGAGTCAGATGAGCTTTGCGTTTACGACATCAGAAGACGCTTGGGATCTCGTCGACGGGCAGAGAGTGCGATCCCTCCTCGCCGTCGAGCTCCACGATGTCTCGGTCGTCACTTATCCCGCTTACCCCGACACGACAGTCGCCGTGAGGTCGCTCTCGATCTACACCCGAGACGCTCTCGCCAGTGCTAGACGATTTAGAGAGCTGAGACTTCGCAGGCAACAGTAAGAAAAACGTATCACTTTTTCTGACATTTCCGAGGGTGGGGGAATTCCTCCACCCTTTTTTTTGGGTGCGAGTGTTGACGATTCGCAGATCCGTGGTTTAATCATTTCATCGAATCTAGTGCAGTCTTTACGC